AAATGGAAATTAGAGCAGCCCCCCACCCGGGGCAGGTCGAGGTACACAACAGCCCGGCACGGTTCAAAGTGCTGGCGGCTGGCAGGCGGTGGGGAAAGACCCGGCTGGGCGTGAATGAATGCCTTGACGTAGCGAGCACAGGCGGGCGGGCGTGGTGGGTATCGCCCAACTACAAAATGTCAGAGGTGGGCTGGCGTCCCCTGCGCCAACTATCCCGCCGAGTACCAGGAGCGACCATCAAACTGGCGGATAGAGTGGTAGAGTTTTCCGGCGGTGGGTTTGTGGCGGTACGATCTGCTGACAATCCCGACAGCCTGCGCGGTGAGGGATTGAACTTTGTCGTCATGGATGAGGCGGCATTTATGAGCCGTGAAGCCTGGACGGAGGCAATCCGCCCGGCACTATCTGACAGACAGGGCAGGTCTTTGTTCATCTCCACCCCGAAGGGGCGCAACTGGTTTTGGGAAATCTACCAGCGCGGCGTCAATGGCGAGGATGGCTGGCAATCCTGGACGTTCCCTACTGCCGATAACCCATACATTGACCCGGCGGAAGTGGAGGCGGCGCGGCGAGAGTTGCCGGACATCATATTCAGGCAGGAATACCTTGCCGAGTTTGTAGACGACCAGGGCGGCGTCTTTCGGCGCGTCCAGGAGGCTGCCCGCTTGCAACCGATAGACCGGGCTATTGATGGTCGTCAATACGTGGCAGCCGTAGACCCTGCATCGGCAACGGACTACACCGCCGTATGCGTCCTGGATGTGGAGAGCAAGCAGCAGGTCTACCTGGACAGGTTCAACCGGGTGGACTACCCCGTATTAGAGGACAGGCTGGCGGCGGTCTATGACCGCTTCCACCTTGACCGGATGCGGGTAGAGGGCAATTCGATAGGCGCGCCGGTGTTCGACCACCTCGCGGCGCGTGGCTTGCGCGTGGAGGCATTTACCACGACCAATGCCACAAAAGCTACCATCATTCAGCAGTTGATGGCTGCTTTCGAACATGAGCAAATTGCTGTGCTTGACGACCCGGTGCAGACCGGGGAATTGTTGAGCTACGAAAGCAGAAAGACCGCATCCGGGGCTATCACTTACAATGCCCCGGCGGGGATGCACGATGATACCGTTATGGCGTTAGCTATGGCGTGGGATATGGTGGCGGGTGGCAACACCTGGCTGTTGGAATAGGAGGCATGATGCTGAAATTTTACAAATTAGACGGGCAAAGTGTAAGCGTGAAGTCATACGTGGATGAGGAGGGGTTCACGATATGGGGCGCAGACGCCGCCAACAGCCCAGCCGGATTGGTGAACGCCGTCCCCTGGTTGTACCGGGCGGTTGACCTTATCGGGGATAGGTCCAGCACCATGCCCTTCGCACTCGTCAAGGGCGGGGCGGATTATGATACATCCGCAGACTGGCAGAACAGGATTGGCTTCCTGCCCAACCCCAGGAGGCTGATAGATGTGCTGGCACGGTCATTAACGGTATATGGCAAAGCTTACCTGTTGAATAATAGGAACACGGTGCGGACGTTGAGCCTGCGCTACCTCCAGCCGGAAACGATTACACCGATAATAGACCCGGTGCGGGGGCTGGTCGGATTTGAACGCCGGATCAACAAAGGTGAAATGATACGCTATCAGCCGGAAGATATTATCTACTTCTGGCTGCCGTCAGAACAGGTGGAGATTGGACCGCCGCCCTCCAGCCCGGTGATCGCAGCCGCTGCCGCCGCCGGAGTGCTGAAGGCAAGCGATGACTTTGCCGAATCCTACATGAGCCGGGGCGGGGTGCGCGTGACCATCCTCGCCGTACCAGGGGACACCCGCAAAGAGGAACGCGACAAGTTAAAATCCTGGTGGGATAATGTGGTATCGGGCGTCAAAAACGCCTTCACCGCCCACGTCCTCAACGCTGAAGCGGTCAAGCCAACCGTCATCGGGGACGGGCTGGAGGGCATACAAAACAGCAGCCTGACAGTCCAGCGGCGGGAGGACATCTGCACCGCCCTGGGTATCCCCCAAACGCTGCTATTTTCCAACGCCGCCAACTATGCCACAGCCCAGCAGGATGTTCTATCGTTCTATGACATGACCATTGTCCCCATCATGGAACTGATTGCCGAAGTCCTGAACGAACAGCTATTCCATCGCTACGGGGTGCGGATGGAACTGCGCCCGGAAACCATTGACGCCTTCCACGAGGATGAGAAGGACAGGGCGGGTGCGTATGCGTCCTATGTGTCAAGCGGGATGAAGCCCAGCGTGGCGGCACAGATATGCGGGATTGAACTACCGGCGGACATGGAATACAGCGAACTGGACGATCCGGAGCCTGCCCCACCACCTGCCCCGGTGGTGGTCGAGGAACAGCAGCCGGAAGAACAGCCGGAGACGCCGCCAACCCCCATCCAGGCGGAAATGCGCCGGTGGGAGCGCAAGGCAATCAACGCCCTGAAGCGGGGCGAGCCTGCCCAGGTGGAGTTTATCAGCAACGTCATTCCCCACCTCACGGCTGCCCGGATAGAAACAGAACTCGGACGGTGCAAGTCCATCGAGGACATCACTGCCGTGTTTGCCTACTACGCCCCGCAGACTGACATGGTGGCGATTGACCAGGAGGTGAAAGACATGGAGACTGAAAAGCTGGACATGCTGCTGGCAGCATTGAAGGCGATTATGGAAGCCCCGGAGCGCAAAGCCGCATCGGTGGCGAGCATCGACATCCCAACGGTGAACGTCACCCTCCAGGTCCCGCCCGAAAGCATCCAGGTGAACGTACCGCCCCAGCCCGCCCCGGTCGTGAACGTACCTGCGCCGGTGGTCAATGTCACCGTACCCGAACAGCAAGCCCCGGTGGTCAATGTCACCATCCCGGAGCAAAAAGCCCCGGTGGTGAAGGTGGAGCCGGTCATCAATGTGCAATCCCCCGCCCAGCCGGATGCCCCGGTACAGCTGCGGGTTGAGCGGGATGTGAACGGAAGAATAACAGGAGTGAAGGAAGTATGACAAAACGGAGCAAGTCAGAATTATTATGGCGCATCCTGGTGGCACATAATAGCATCGAAATGCTGGAGGATACAGACGACCCCCGCAAGGATGATGCGATAGCGCATTACATGGAACAGGCTGCCAAATTGGAGCGTGAATTGGCGGAGTTAGAGAACACCCCGCCGGATGTTGTAATCGGATTAAAAGCCGCAAGGCTGACAACTAAAACAGACAAGGAGAAATAAAATGGCTGAAGGTGATGCAACAGTGATGAATAATTTTAAAGAGCAGCTGCTTTTGAAAACCATCGACTGCAACAGCGACACGTTCAAAATTGCCCTGTACTCAACGGCATTGAATAGCCCGGATGGAGCGGACACCGCCTACACCAGCACCAATGAGATCGTGGCGGACGGGTACACGGCAGGAGGGGCAGCGGTAGCGAATCCCACCGTCACCCAGGATGATTCTAACAACCTTGCCAAGTGGGACGGGGATGATGTGACCTGGACAGCCCTGGCAACCGCTACGATTGCAGAGGCGCGTCTCTATGACGACACCACCGCAACCAAGTGGGTGCTGATATTGTGGGCGATCTCCACGAACAGCAACGGAGGCAACTATACGCTGGCGTTTAGCACAGACGGTATCATGACGCTGGCATAACACAACACAAATGGCAATCAGCAACCCCACCCTGCTGGATACCCAAACGCTGCAGACGGGGGACCAGCTAAACAGCGCGTCCATCTCGCCGTCCGCCAATGCGCTGCTAGTCATCGTTCATACTGTCCTGGCGTCCAGTGGCAGCGGGTTGACGGATAGCGTGACGGATAGTTTCGGCGCGAACCTGGGCGACTGGACAAGCATAGGCGTGGAAATTGACGGTGCGGCAACCGTCCACATGTGGCTCCACTACGCCCAGTGCGGCGCCACGCCGGGCAGCGGGACAGTATCGGTTGATCCGTCCGGCACCACTGGCAGGCAGATCATGTTCGTACTGGAAGTGACCGGGCATAACACCACCAGCCCGGTGACGCAGTATAAGACCTACTCATCGGACGCCACGCCAACCAGCCCGGAAATCACACTAGACAGCAGCCCGGCGAGCGGATCGCTGGTGCTGGGTGCAATTGGCGGCGGTGTTGGCACGACCTCATCTGATGCAACGTCCGGCACTGGATTTACGGAACTGGCAGACACTTGGGTGGGGACAACGGGCGTGACGGGCTGCGCCGTACAGTATGACAACGGCGGGGCGGTTCAGCAGCATTGGATTTTACTGTGCGGGAAGCAGGGCGATGACTATATCGCCGCTGACCCGATTAGCGGGACGCGCATTCTGTTCCGTGAGAAATACGGCGACCCCGCGCGGTATATCTTCCGCGTGGTGACTTACGTGAGGAGAGGGCTATGACTTATGATGCACAGCTTTCCGCAACTAATATTTCTGATTTAACAACCGCAATGGCGGCACTTTAATCAACTATCTTGGAGGATATTACTATGGCAAATTACACAAAATTTCAATGTTTCGTAGAGGATATTTGCGAGAAGAAGCACAACCTCGGCTCGGATACCCTCAAGGTCGCGTTTTCCAACGCTTCCAACGCCCCGTCTGCATCGGCTAATGTCAAGCTGGCGGACATTACCACAATCGCCACGACCAATCTGGACAGTGTAACTTTGACGGTATCGAGCTCAAGTCAGACTTCCGGCACGTACAAGTTGGTGGTTGCAGACAAGACCCTGACTGCGACAGGCGATGTACCAGCGTTCCGCTATGTGATCATCTACAACGACACCGCCGCGAACAAAGAGCTCATCTGCTTCTTCGACTACGGCTCGGAAGTCACC